GGTGTTCTTACCTACTATTGGTAGAACAGATGCACAATCTAAAAAACTTATCATAGAGCTTAAAACAAAATGGAGATCACAAAAAACTGGCACAAAAAAAGATGGTACGCCTTTTGCAGCATCTAAATCTAGTTCACCCAAAAAGCCAAGTTATAATCACTTACTGCAAACTGCCTTCTACTATAGTTTTACAAAAGATGTTAAGGCATTTTTAGTTTATGCCAGTGAAAAAGATTACGCCATTTTTGACATAGAAGAATTTTTTCCAAAAGATTTAATGCATGAGTTTAGAAACAAACTTTTAGTCAAACAAAATTTAGCAGCGAGTAGTGATGGTAAAAAATTTATTGAGCCAGACTTTAGTCACTATGGTTGGGATATAGGCACAGAACATTTAGAAAAAGCAAAGGAGTTTTATGGATACAACAGACAAAATAGCTGAGTGTCAAAGAAGATTAGCAGATGTGGAAGGCATAAAGTTAAAAGGTAATCATTACACACCAGTAAAAGATAGATTAAGAATATTTAGAGAAGTTTTTGGTATGGAGTATGAAATGCGTACTGATTATGAATACAGAGATGAATCTATTATCTGTAAGTCCTGGCTACAAAAAGATGAAAAAATTTACGCAGTAGGATTAAGTGAAGTTTATAAAAATTCAAGGTCTAATAAAGTCATTGAGATGGCACAGACTGTTAGTCTAGGTCGTATGATGAGTGCATTAGGTTTGGATGGAGGTGAGTTTGCTAGTGCTGACGAGATAGCAGAGTTTATTTCAGAGCAAAGCGAGCAACAAAAGTCTTCCGCAAATGAGAGTGGTGCATCAATAGAGCCTCCTAAAATAAAAATTGTGCCACTCTCAAAAAAGGAAGACGATGAAATTATAAAATTATTTGACAAAGCAAAACATTTAGGAGATGTCGAAGAAGTTTTTTCTAAGTATAGAAATCAAATAATTAATAATGAAGTATTACAACAAACATATAACAAAAAGAAAGAAGGTATTAATGAGTGGTTATGAATTAAAATTAGGAAAAGGTAATATGTTTTCTAACGAACCAAAAAAAGATAATGATAAACATGATTACTATGGAACTATATCTATGCCTAGAGATGTAAAAGCTGGTGAACAAATTAAAATACATGGGTATAAAAACATGGCTGAGACTGGGAGAAAGTATATTGGGTTCCAGGTTTTAGATAAAAGAGAAGATGATCTGTAATGTCAGAGGCGTTTCATCAACTTAATAGAACTTCTGTAGAGCAAGAAAAATATGATGCTTTTGATAGTTATACCAGGAGAGTTAGAGATTTAGTAGTTGTACAAAGAGAAGATCAGCATGGTGATTTTAAAGAAACTCATGCTGATATAGCAACAGTTTGGAATCTAGTTTTAAGAAATAAGTTAAAAACAGAGATACGATCAAGTGATGTAGCTCTATGTATGGCTGCATTAAAATTAGTGAGATGCACTAAGCCTGGATTTAATCAAGATAACTTTGATGACTTAGGAGCTTATACTGGTATTACAAAAATATTAAAGATGCAAGAAACTGGATCAATACCGCCAGCTCAAGGTCATATTAAGGAGAGCAATGACACCTAAACAAGCAAAAGTTTTAGTTGCTATTAAAGATTTATGGCATCAACACCAGTACGCACCAACATATAGAGAAATTGCTGATAGGTTAAAATACAAAACACCAATGGTAATAAGCAACATGGTATTTCAATTAGCAAAAAAGGGATATGTAACAGTGCTGCCGAACACTGCCAGGAGTATTGAAGTCACTCAAAAAGGAAAAGAGTATGGAACAAACTAAAAATCCACTTGTAGTAATAATTAATATTTTGAAAAATTTAGAAAAAGAAAAAAAAATTACAATAATTCAAAACAAAACATTAAATAGAATTACAGAAAAAAAAATTACTGAATTTGGCAAGAGAAATTTATCATAGTAGGGGTGATGAATTTAATGAATGGCACCGCAGCATTGAAGATAAGATAGCTGCTATAGATATTGACCTGGTGTCAGTTTGTAGAAAATGTTATGAGCCACTTTGTTTATATGAAACTGCCTTTGATAAAAATCAAACACATAAGACTTGCACTACAACTAGACGATTAGCACACAGAGCTGGCTTACCTAGTTTTTTAATATTTTATAATATACCAGTGACCAGGCTAAGAGTTACTCAACTCACACCCACATATAAAAAAGAAAGAATTATTAAACCTCTTACATTAAAGAGATATTTTATTAAACTACAAGAAGATCACATAAAGGAGTGCCATAAATGAAAGCTATAACATCAGACAACCCTATGAAGCCTATCCTGGTTGAATATTATCGTGATTATTGGCACGCCATGCCATTATTAGTTGATAAATCTTTAAGAATAAATGGTCTATGTTATAGCAAAAAAGAAAATTATTATTCCGCAGATATTCTTGTCTATGTAGGTAATAGAAAATGGGAAGTTGTTATGAGAGATAGTAGAATTGATTTTGAAAGATTTAATAATAACCTATTGTCTTATAAATCAAGCGAAGATGAAAAATGGAGATTATGGGGAGTAGGGTATTATAGTAAAAAAACTGGCGGAGATGGTTCAAGCCATAAACACCCAGATTTGCCAGATAAATATTGGAAATAAACCTCTATATTTGACCATACAGAGGGTTTTAATAGGGTACCCAGTATGATTGGATACCCCTAGAATTTGTTTAATTTAAAGATTTGTAGATTTGATCTGCTTTTTCCATGCCACCTGGAACATCGTAAGTAATGTAAGTGTCTTGTATTTTATCAGAGTTATGACCAAGAATTAATTTTCTATCATCTCTATCAACACCAATTCTTTCCATCTGTGTAGCAAAGAACCTTCTAAAATCTTTAGTTTCTAAATGTACACCAAACTGCTCACCAGTGCCTTTTACAATTTCCTGGGTTGTTTTGTATGCTACATCAAAAATTAAATGATCTGGTTTTTTGTTGTGTAGGTTAGGGATGCACTTATTAATAAGCTTTAATAAGGGTTTTGACAGATATACAAATCTTTCACCTTTATCTGCACCTTTAGCTCTTAAAGCACCACCTTTAGTAATTTTCTTGATGTATGCTTCTTCACCTTTTTTTTGTTTAGAGCTTTTAGTTTGACTAATCAAAGCCTTACCAGTATTCCAATCAACATTTTTGTATGGAAGTCCAGCTGCTTCACCCCATCTAATGCCAGAGTACATTTCTAGCAAACAACACATGGCTGCTTGTGCTTCTTTTGCGAAACCATTCTTAACTAGGTCTGCAAAATGACGACTAATTTTTGACATAGTTTTTTCATCGATAGCTTCTTTGCCATCAGACTGATAACTAGGTGCATCATCCTGGAAAAACTTATGAACAGAAACTTCTATAAAATCTGACTTAACAGCACTATCCATTAAATTGCCAAAAATTCTCCATCTATCCTGTGCCTGTCTATCTGTAAAAATTTTATTATTGTTCTCTTTCCACTTTTTAGATTTAAGATCTCTAATAAAATCTCTGACCCATTTTTTATTAATAGTAGAAAGTTTAGTTTCCTTAGAAACAATTTTAAAAAAACCATTAACATTAGATTCATATCTATTGACAGTATCCATGTCTAATCCACGCTTTGGATTTTTTTGTTTTTCTTCTATAGCTACTTGCCAATCTCTGTAGAGTTCATCGTAGGCATCACTAAAAGTGTAATGATTGTTAGAAACTAATGGTTGCGTTTCAGAAACATCATTAACTAAATTATATTTTTTAGCTTCCGCTTTTTCTATGGCTTCTTTAGAAGTAGATCCATAGATGGTGTAATATTTACGAATACCATTTTCATCTATACATTTTGGTAGTCTAACTTCCCAAACTTTCTTGCCATGTTTAATTCTTTTATGTGCTTTCATAATTATATTTATATATAATTTTGACCACAAAAGCGACCACAATTTGACCACAAATCAGACTAAATATAGTTAGTATATAAAAATCAGCAATCTTGTAGAATTTAAGTTTATCGGTGTTTTTAGTGTTGATATACTTTAATAGATTAGGATTTCAAGACCAATCCAAATGTTGATAAATATAGTTTTTTATAAGCAAATATGCAATAACCACAAATTAACCACAATATAAACTGTATACATGAATTTGAAGTTGGCGGAAGAGGTGGGATTCGAACCCACGAACCGCTTGCACGATTGCTAGTTTTCAAGACTAGTACATTCAACCACTCTGTCACTCTTCCCAAGAGAAGAGTATTTATATCCTATTTTTTCTTTTTAGGAAACCCAGCTTTCATGTTTTTGTAAGCCTTAGCTGAGATGGTTGAGTTCTTTTTAGATCTTGAAGTACCAGCTTTTTTTCTGGCGTTCATGTTTGCGTATAGTCCTTTACCTGGCATTATATCCACTCCTTGTTTGTGTTGTATTTATTATGCTGACAATCCCAGCACATCCATTGTACACCATCACCTATACATAGGTTTTTCTTACAATCGGTGCATCTTCTCCTAGCTTCTTTTGCTTCTTCCATCAATACGCCAGGTGATTTCTTTTTATTTTGTTGAAATAAATCTAAGTATTTTTGTTCTCTATGCTTCCTGGTTAGGTTGTTCGACAATTTCTTGTTCTATTTCTTGCATTTTTTTATTAATAACTAGCTCGCTAAAATTGGCATTTCGATATTGTTGTTTTAATTGCTTTTCAACATCTAAACGATTAATTAAAAAGATTTCATTCTCTTTCATCTCTTTAACTATTTTATTTAACTCTCTGATTTTACTCTTTAATTTAGTGTTCTTATCTCGTAAATATAAAATTTCATCTTTGACTACCATATAGACCCCTTATTATTATTTTTTTTTATTTTTATTTGCGAAGTTTTTGGCTGCTGCCACACTACCAAAACCCCATTTCTTTAATGCTAAGGCTTTTCTAGTAGGAGATCCGTCTGGTTTTGTCATTGAACC